TTTTGCAATATGTTCCGGTTCGAATAATTTGATTGATCTATTATGAAATTGAACATGCTGTGCCGTATAGTCTCTATTAAGAATCATACTCGCAGGAGGAAAAACTGTAACTGTAGGGGTTCCAATGTGCTGCGATAAGTACGAAAAACCTCCTCTAGATGATACCAACATTGTAGCTTTAGACAATTTTGTAAACAACTGATTCGGTGTCATATTATAATCAAGATATTCAACACTATATTTTTCTTTCTTTAAAGCTTTCTCTAAATCAGACCAATACTTGTTAACCACCTTTTCATCTTGAGATATCATTTTATCACCAATATTTGCAAAAGAATAATTTGTAATTAAATCCCAATTTCTAGGAGGTGAATATCTATATAATACTACACTTTTTTCTTTAGGATTTACCCATTGTGTTTTTGTTGGGAACCATTCTAATTGCATTGAAAGAGGAGTAAACCAATATTGTTCTAAATTAACAGGTACATACTTATGCCACATTCTTCGGTAATTCTTATTAGTATGTTTCATTAATCCCTTACCGCGGAATGCACTTTTGTAAGTCCTTAACATATTACCAAAAGATCTTCGTATTGTAACATACTTATATTCAATATTTGATTGCCATTGTTTGTGTATTAAATATTCAATTTTATCTTTTGTGGTTTCTTTATTATTAAAACCTTTTTTCTCATGGGTATCGTCAATTAAAATCTTTATTTTAATAGGTCTTAGTTCATTTAACCATAACCAATAATTTAAATTACAAACTATATCCCCATATCCATAATCTACGATAACACTTATCCATTTAGATAAGTTTAAATCAATAGTATTTCTGAATACCGAATCAATACTATTTTCATGAATATATTCGTGTTCTAATTGATGATAAGGTGTCCACCTATTATTAGGCAACAATATCCTACCATCTTCAAATAAAACATCGATGGATTTTTTCTTTAATGACATATTATACCCTATTTCTGTAATAAAATCAAGGATTTATTTTTTTTATTTTTTCCTTGACTTTTTTATTTAAATATGTTATAATAAATATGTTGTTGCCACAGAGGAATATATAATTTAGATTCCAATGTGAAACATACGATATTTAAATTGTTGTTCATTATATTGAGAGATTCTCTCTTTAAAATGTTTGAGTGTATAATTAGTATACGTTTTATAAGACAAATCATCAGCAATATCATACAAAGTAGCTTCCTCTTTTTTACTTCCTTTTCGTAACCCTCTACCTATTGATTGTAAGTTCCTTATTTTAGATTTAGAAGGACTAGCAAAAATGATGTTATGAAGGTTCCTAATATTAATACCAGTACTAAAGGTACCAAAACTTGCAATGATGATAGCATCTCGTTCTTGTTCGGTAATTCTTCTGATTTCTTCTCTGTCTGATCCATCTACTCCTCCATGAACAAAAAATACTTTTCTATCTTTATTTACCTTTTCTTGTATTATATTATATAATATTTCACCATGTTTTTCAACGAATTGATATAATAATAATGTATTTCCTATTTGATCACATGCAAGATTACGAATGAATTTATTTCTTTTTTCATGATTAATAAGAAAAGAAATCTCATCTTGATAATTAAACTTTTTAGCTGCTAACTTTTCTTCTTGTGTATATCTGAATACTATACATTGTATATTAAATTGAGCTAAGTATCCTGCATCAATTAAATCTTTTGTTTGTGTAACTTGAAAAACAGGACCGAATAAGCCCTCAAGGACCAATTTATGAGTTTGGGAATCATCTAAAGTTCCAGTAGTTCCAAACTTCCAACGACAGTTTTTTAGCTTACTCATTACTGAGGTTAAAGATTTTGCTTTAAATAAATGTGCTTCATCACCAACCATAAAGCGGAACTCATTAAAGTAATCTTTAGGCAAATTATAGATAGATTGCCATGTAGAGATTACGACTTGTTTATTGGTTTCTTTTTCTGTACCAGCAGTGATTAAATGACAATGTTCTTCAACATTCCAATCATCACTATACTCTTGAAAATCGGTATACATTTGTTGTACTAGTGATACAGTTGGTACCACTATTAAACTCCTTGTATTAAAATACCTAAGTAACAAATATATTATGAAAGATTTACCAGATGCTGTCGGTGATAGAAGTAAACATCTATCCATATTAATACAATGCCTAACAGCTTGTAATTGATAATCTCTCGGAGTTAAGTTTAAATTAAGCCGTTCACTATATCTAGTGCAATCAATATCACTAAAATTATGATCCCCGACCGTAATGCCTTCATCAATTTGTAACTCATAGTCTCCGGTTTCACAAAACTTTTTAACGTATTCATATAATCCATAGTACAGTTGCCTTTTTCTAACATCGAACAATCTAATTTTTCCATCCCAGAAACCATTTCTGTATGATGGAGTAAATTTTGCATTTGGAATTTCAAAAGTAAAGTAGTCGTTTAGCTCTGCAGCCTGCGAAGCATCACAATCAATAAACATATGTACATCATCTACTTTACTTAGCTTCATGATCCCATTGTAAATTTTAAAAAGTCAATTGCTGATCGAATATTATATCCTCTAGTATTTAGGGACTTGATAATTGACTCTAGAAAATCTACCTTCTGTTTTATATAGTCTAATTTTTCATCTGCTTTAATTAAATCATTATCGCCGGCAAGATATGTTTCTATTTTAGGTTCATATCCTTTAATAATTTTATACATGAATGGTTCCCAACCGAGTTCTTCTAATTCATCTTGACTCATTTTACCAGCATAGTAAATAGTCTTTAACTTTAGAAGCTTCTTTTTTTCGTAGAAATATTTTCTTTGTTGGAGGGATTCATCATTATATAACTCCAAGTATTTACTATGAAGATTGGGTATTTTTAATAATTCAACATCTAATTTGGTATCGTCGATATGACAATCTTTTTGCCATAACAACTGTATTTCACTTAATTTCATATTACATTGATGGTTTTAATCTCGTCATTTCATAATAGTTATATTGAAAAGCTATATCTGCTGTTGCATATGTAATTTCAGAAGCCTGAATATCAAAGTTTATTGATGATATTGATTTTGGCCATAGGTCATAAAAATCAAATCTTAATGCTGGGTTTTTTGAGCCGGTGAGTACAAATAAAGAGCCTTGTGTTTTAATTTTTTCTTTTACTTTAGCTTTTTCATATTGTTGAAAACTTTCGGGCTTACCTAATCCAAGTATCCATTCTTGAATTTCTTGCCAGTTACGCATATATTCATCTACTATCATTGTGATATTAAATTCATCATAAGTAAGATTATCACCTGCTACCCAATGTTGTCTGTGGGGGGTTGCTACTGCTATTTCTGAGATAGATACTCCAGGTATTACTGCCTGTGAGCAATAGAATTGTGTTTCAGGTAGAGCTTGACAAGAGAACCTGAATCCAGTAGGCGAAAGATAATTTATATTGTCTGGTTGTTTTGTTGCTGCCATGAAACCTCAAAAAAAAAGGGTAAGGAAATCTAAGACCCCTTACCCTTATTTATATCACTTAATTTAATACAAGATTACATCAAGTTTGTAACAAGACATCGTCTGTAATAAACGTTTGTGTTATATGTGAGTGATCCATCACTGGATGCAGCGGTTCCTGTTGAGAAAGGATTCGATACCATTCCGTATCGTGTTTTGAATCCAATCTTTGGCTGGAAGTTGTTCTCACCAACCGCACGTACCATTTGTAGTGGAACGTATGGGCAGTAGAAAAGTCCCGCGTCATAAGCTGACGAACCTTTATATCCAATTACAAACCAGTTTGTGTCTTGGATAGTAGCATATGGATCAACATATACTTTGTAACGTCCGTTAAGTGTTCCGGCGAAAGTTGATTGTGTGTCATCAACATTCAAGGAATCGTTACCGGAAAGAGCAGGTGTATAATCAAGTACACCAGCCATTTGCAGTGCGGAAGCAACATCCGAAGAAGTCATAAGGATATTTCCTTTTCCTCTACGTGTGTCGTGTCC